ATAATGGTAACCAACTTTTTGACCTTAAGTCCAGTCAGTTCCTGAAACATTATAGCATAGGCAACCTCTTGTGAGAAGTAGTCTTGAATCCACTCTTCACGTTTTGTCTTTGAGGAGGTCTTGAAGTCAATGATAGCAAGCTCTCCCTCATATTCACCAATACAGTCAACTCGTCCAGCGAGTTTGAGTGTCTTAGAATATAGGGGTGCTTCAAGTGCGTGTATATTATTTATCTTGTCCAGATAAGGTCTTATCTGACAAAACATCCCCATGGAGAGCACATCGTCTTTGTATTGTGAGATGGGGAGATTGCTAAGGTATTCCTCAGCAAGTTTGTGAGTCTTATTGCCACGAGTAGACGCACGCTTAGATACACGGTTTGCCTCTTCGGCACCGACTCTAGCTCGCCACTGAGCAATACTCTTCTTTTTCATCTCCCCAATAACAGTAGTAACGGAAGGCAACCTGATACCGTCTACCAGGTAAGTCCTTCCGCTTTTTGTTGTTTCTGCTGTCAGATCAACGAAGTTGTGTATGTCTAGGTGATTAAAGACCAAGGTTAATTTTACTAATCAGGTAGGATTTCACGAGTCCAGATCGAACGATGTCTTCGACACCAAATTCGACAGAAGTGAACTCATTCATGTTGTCAATGATTTTCATGAAATCCAGGATTCCATTCTTTTCATATGTCTTCACCAGGTCAGTCTGTACAACGTCACCAGCAAAGATAACCTTGGTATTCACACCAAGACGGGTGATAATAGAATCAAGTTCGTGGAAGTTGAGGTTCTGTGACTCATCAACCAGAACGATTGCGTTATCAATGGTAGTACCACGAATGAACGAGGTAGACCAGAATGAGATGCTTTCCTGACCTTTCAGGTTCTGATACAGCATCTCAAAGGATGCGTCATCAGGCATCTCGAACATGTACCTTACCATATTCTTATATGGGATCTGGTACAGGTTGCTCTTGTCCTCATGGTCTCCAGGGAGGAAACCAATCTCTCTAGTAGGAACCAGAGAGCGGACTACGTATAGTTTATCATACTGTGACTTGGGGTCAAGTACCTCTTTCAAAGCGAGATACATTGCCACAAATGTCTTACCAGTACCAGCAGCTCCATACAGGAAAAGGTTTTGATTCTTGTCATACGCATCCCAGACCTTTTCTTGTGCTGGTGTTAGCGCTTTAATGTTGAGCATGTGCTCAACGCCAATAGGTTTCCTTTTCATTTGTCTTTTTGTCAGTCCGACCATGGATGGTTGCTTTTTGGTTACTGGCATAGGCTAGGGTGCCTCAAAACGGGCATAGGGGTGGTGTTTTTTAACATTACGTAGACGGTCTTTGAAACCGTCTGGAAGCTTGTCCTGATAGTCTCCGACTCCAGATACAGACGCTGCTGCGCCTGCCTGCCAATCTCTGTCCCAGTCAGGATTGTCTTCCTTCCACTGACCATACTCTGTCATTGTCATGGAGAGTTCTTTAGTCTCCCCAGTCTTCAAATTCTTAACTGGATAAGTTGGCATCAGTCTTTCTCCTTTGCTTTCTTGTTAAAACCAAAAGGTCCGACCTTATCCTTCACTCGTTCCTTCATCACAGCACTACCGAGTGCTTCCATAACCTTGAGTACATCTTCTGCCTTGTGTGGACCTGTGCCCATACGCTCGGCAGCGAAGTTGTACTTCTGAAAAAACTCATCAGAGACGAGTTTGTAATCATCAACTGTAATCGGTTCAATCATGACCATTCAAGTGCCTCAGCACAAATAGGGAACTGTTCAACAAATATAGCACGGCACGCTTCCGCGATGTCCATGTGTTCTTTTTGGGTGCCATTGGCACTCCGTAAATTTATATAGTGGATCCAGGATCTACACGAGCCTGTCATGTAGATACGAGTAGGAACAGCAAGAGGAAGCACAAAACGGGCACACTCTTTAGCAATATTCTGACGAAGCAGCTCATTATAAAGATCCATGCCCTCTTCAAAGTGCCTGGCAATTTTCCGTTGTAATAGAGTCCTAGTCTCGGGACTGATATCATCGATTGAGTTTTGCCTGTTCTTGTCATCTTGCCTCCGCAGATCTGGAACAGGGATTTCGTTGGATAGTAGATTAGTGTCAGCATACCTTTGCGAAAATTCTTGATATGTGAAACTACGGTGACGCAAAATTTGAGCCGCCAGTCCTCTGGTGGTCTCAATCTCTAGTGTCATGAACGATTGTTCAAAAACGCTCCAATGATCGTGCTTAATACAATACTTAAGGAGACCAGCAACCTTAGGATTTTCCTGGTTGTTGGGGTTGCTAACTCTCGCCACATACCCCATAACTTTCTCGGCGTCAGGGGTAACACTAATAAGACGTACTGTCATTCGGTTTCTTCAGTTTGATTTTTGGTGTGTTGGTAGAGTGCCTCAAAGATCTCATCTGCTAGATCTTCAAGGTCTTCTGTCTCAGAGTCAAAGTTGAACATGTCATCCTTACGCTTGAGGAGCTCGTCAACTTGACTTGAGATATTCTTTTTTGTTGAAAAGTTTTGCGACGACTTTTCCATTGGTCCATTCAATGTTTTGGATTGATCCTTTCCCCAGTTTATCATAGTAACAGTTGAAAATGTCTACCTTGAGACCTGATACTATGTCATACTTTTGAACGCCATTGACCATATAAGACACCATGTAGGCATTTCTGGGGAGTCTGGTATCTCTTGCTTTGTCAGGTTGGCAATCTACGTGGAGGACAGAGATTTGGTACTTGTCCTCCTTAATCGGGATTTCGTCGTTAGAGTCCCACATCATCCACGATTACCCCACTCAATGGAGGGGAATGCTTCTGCTACAACTTGTTTGGTAATTCTGTAATTCTCTTGGAGACTCTTATTACAACACTGAACCAAGAGATCTGCCTCTTGCTTCGTAAGACCCTCTAAGAGTTGAATGAAGAGTTGTTCGCGTCGCATACTTGTCAGGGAGCTGTCTCCACCTTTGAAGTAGCGATAAAGTCCACGATATTCGTGATCCAAGCGAGTATGTTCTGTACCTGTGGGTGCTTCGTTTGCTTTGAACGGAACCTCACCAGGTGGCATCAGGTATTCGAGGGATTCATCAAAGTTGATGATCAGCAGTGCTCTAACACCTGGGTTGTTGTACTTTTGAAGGAGCTCTACCTTCTCCTTCTTGGTCTTCGCTGAGGAGACCTTCTGGAAGATCTCCGTAAGCAGCGCATCATTAGGTAATTCTTTAGCCATGGATAAGAATAGTCATTTCAGGATTATACTATTAATCGTCGTCCTCGTCAACATAGTACGAGTCGTCGAGTTCAATGAAGCGAACTGCCACCAGTTCTTCATTGATATACTGCCCTTCTTCGTCATAAAACTCAGGGTGAGTATAGGTTTCATATAGGTTAGATTTTCTATCTACAGTTTCCTTGTAGATCCAACCAATGATGCCACCGATAGCGAACGTCAAGATGATCGCGACGGCGGAGAAAAATAGGACTGCGTTACTGGTCATCACTCTCCTTTTCGAGTTATGTCTAACTTGATCCTCAGACGGATCCGCCTCCAGAAGATGGGAAGGGAACAGTCTAAGTCTATTTGACTTGGTTTCTCCCTCCTTGCCGCCTTCGGCAACATTAACTCTATGCCTTTATTTATTGAGAGACTTCGATCGTCTCCCTGGTCTCCTATCATGCTCATACCTCCTAGCATCGTCAATGAGTCCATCAAGGTATTTTACCACCTTGCGTGCCTCAGGTTTAGTGAGGAAGGCATATGCCTCTCTCAGTGTCTTGTCACCGCCTTTGATGAACGCTTTGAGCTCATCAGCGGTTTGTGTGATGTTCTTGGCGGTAGGAGAGTCTAGGAACTCTCTAGCATCACATCTCCTAGCTTTGTTGTACTTCAGATGTTGATACATGTTGAACAAATACTTTCGTTCAAATACAGCAACGTCTATAGACCGCTCAACTAGGAAATAAAATTCATCCATCAAATGATTCCAGATTCTTTCAAATGCCTGACGGTTTCAGTACAACCTCCGAGTTTCGTCTCTCCCTTGACTACTTGTGGGAAAGTCGAACCGTCTCCAAACTCGGCGTAAAATTGGGATCGGTCAAAATCCTTATTCAGTTCATATACAACGTGTTTCAGTTCTGCTAGACGCATAACCTGTTTAACGCGAACACAAAAAGGGCAACCATCCTTAGAGTAAATTGTGTATGTATCCATCAAACATTAGGGGTCTCGTAGTTAAACCAACCAGTAGCGATAAACTTTTCATGTGTCTCGCTAATCTGTCCTTTATGTATATGGGTCCAGGACGCTGGCCAGATGCTTAGTCTACCACGCTTCGCTTCCATTGTAAAATCTTGTTCTAGGAACTCAGTACCTCCACCTGGGCAATCGTTGATATTGATCATACATGCCAATGCCCGCGTGGTTTGGGGATTGGGGTAATTTACAAAATTGGTGGTTTCATGATGCCAGAGCTTGAAACCTCCTTTAGGGGCATAATGTTGAATATTGAAGGAATTGTACAAACTGAATCTATCGGTATGTTGTAACCCAGGGTGCTCTTCTTCGTATTTTCTGAATCCTCGCTCAATCGCCCCATATAGCAACTGATGAATTATTGAAGAATCAGAGAACTGGCAATAGAAGTCTGTAGAGTCTTTCAGTTCTGGATCAACAAATCCATAACCGATCATACCAGGTTCGTGCTTTTCCTTATTCTTGTAAAAGTAGTCAGTGACTAATTTACATTCGTCGGCGGACAAACAATCATCATATATGCCGATAAAGTTCATTTATGCTTTCAGTTATCGTGAATCTTACATTCAGGTGCGCCAGGTTCTTGATCACAGTAGAGCTCGAGTGGCGAAGGATCGTGATGATCTCCTGCTTCGATTTCTTCCTTGTGATGTTCAACATACTCCTCTAGATCGTGGAGTTCCTCTGCTACATGGCGGCGTTGTTGAGGAGATGTGTTGGGATTCGCGAGAATCTCCTTATCTACCTCAATGTGCTTTTCAATAGATTCCATGGATTTGATACCTACATCGATTTTATTTAGGAAAAGGTTTTCGGCAAAAAATTGTCCGAATTTTTTTTTCGACTTTTTTTGAACCAAAAAGTCGATTTCCCCTAGGTATCGTACTCACAAAAAAGGAGGGCGTCAACCCTCCTTAGTATAGCATGTGTTGGGATGCGGATTCCAATGCCTCACAGCGTTAGCCACGATAGCCACATTAGTGACCATGTAAGCAAGCAAAATAAGGGTGCGTATGCCAGCAACAATATCTGCTTCTCGATCATGATGACCTTCCTTGGAACCTAATGCCTTTGCCCATAGTCTCCATGCTTTATAGAGCATTACCACGCGGTAGAACCTCCTCGGGGAACACGAAGCTCTCATGAGGTTGGTCAACTGGTGCTAACCAAGTGCGAAGACCTTCGTTCAATAGAATGTTCTTGGTGTAGAACGTCTCGAACTCAGGATCTTCTGCTGCTCGAATCTCTTGACTTACAAAATCATAAGCGCGTAGATTAAGAGCAAGCCCAATAATCCCGATACTACTGGTCCAAAGACCCATAACAGGAACAAATAGCATAAAGAAATGAAGCCACCTCTTGTTACTAAAGGCGATACCGAAGATCTGCGACCAGAAGCGGTTCGCCGTAACCATAGAGTAAGTTTCCTCTTCCTGCGTTGAGTCAAAAGCTTTGAACGTGTTCGCAGCATCTCCATCCTCATAGAGTGTGTTCTCTACTGTAACACCATGAATGGCAGAAAGCAAGGCTCCCCCCAGAATACCTGCCACACCCATCATGTGGAAGGGGTTCAGTGTCCAGTTATGGAAACCTTGGAGGAAGAGGAGGAATCGGAAGATTGCTGCGACCCCAAAAGATGGAGCGAAAAACCAACTCGATTGACCCAGAGGGTAGATGAGAAAGACGCTAACAAAAACAGCGATAGGACCAGAGAACGCAATAGCATTGTAGGGACGGATACCGATGAGACGTGCTAATTCAAATTGGCGGAGCATGAATCCAATCAGAGCGAAAGCCCCGTGGAGCGCCACAAAAGCCCAGAGTCCTCCGAGTTGAATCCACCTGACGAAATCCCCTTGAGCCTCAGGACCCCAGAGAAGCAGAAGAGAATGACCCATAGAATCTGCTGGAGTAGAAACTGCCGCAGTAAGAAAGTTTGCACCCTCCAGATAGGAACTTGCCAACCCGTGAGTATACCAACTCGTCGCGAAAGTAGTCCCAGTAAGCCAACCACCAATAGCAAGGTAAGCAGTGGGAAAAAGAAGAAGTCCAGACCAACCAACAAAAACGAAACGGTCTCTCTTAAGCCAGTCATCCAGGACATCAAACCACCCCCTTGTCGGAATATTTAGTGTACTTGTTGTCATTTAACTTTACATACGAATGGAAAAAAATAGAGGGTCCGTAGACCCTCTATGATTATAGCAGATAGAATCAACCAACCGTGGGTGCGGTGAGTGCCACAGGAGTGGACTCAGCAGCGGCGAGGTCGAGAGGGAAGTTGTGAGCGTTACGCTCATGCATGACTTCCATACCAAGACCAGCACGGTTGAGCACGTCTGCCCAGGTGTTTAGAACACGACCTTGACCATCAAGAATGGATTGATTGAAGTTAAATCCATTGAGGTTGAAAGCCATGGTGCTGACGCCGAGGGCGGTAAACCAGATTCCCACGACTGGCCAGGCAGCGAGGAAGAAGTGAAGTGAACGGGAGTTGTTGAACGATGCATATTGGAAGATAAGACGACCGAAATATCCATGAGCAGCGACGATGTTGTACGTTTCTTCTTCTTGACCAAACTTGTAACCATAGTTTTGAGACTCAGTTTCAGTAGTCTCACGGACGAGCGAGGAAGTAACGAGACTACCGTGCATTGCCGAGAAAAGTGACCCACCGAATACACCTGCTACACCCAGCATATGGAAGGGGTGCATGAGGATGTTGTGCTCTGCTTGGAAGACAAGCATGTAGTTGAAGGTGCCACTGATACCCAGGGGCATTGCGTCAGAGAAAGAACCTTGACCGAAAGGATAGACCAGGAAGACTGCGGATGCTGCTGCAACAGGTGCAGAGTATGCAACGCAAATCCAAGGACGCATACCGAGACGGTAAGACAATTCCCACTCACGACCCATATAGGCATAGATGCCGATGAGGAAGTGGAAGACTACCAGTTGGAAAGGACCACCGTTATAAAGCCATTCATCAAGGGAAGCTGCTTCCCAGATGGGGTAGAAGTGAAGTCCAATTGCATTGGAGGAAGGGACAACAGCACCAGAGATGATGTTGTTTCCATACATTAGAGAGCCTGCAACTGGCTCACGGATGCCATCGATGTCCACAGGGGGAGCAGCGATGAAGGCGACGATGAAACAGATGGTTGCTGCAAGCAACGTAGGAATCATCAGGACGCCAAACCAACCGACATACAGACGGTTGTTGGTTGAGGTGACCCACTCGCAGAAATTTTCCCAAGTGGAAGCGCCTTGCTGGCGCGAAAGAACAGAATTAGCCATTGAAATCGATAAAAAGTAAGACCATCAGGGACATGGTGGAGTTACTATTCCCCAAGCACCCTCTGCTTGGGGTATGAGAGACGTGATTTATCCTCCCTATAGGTCTCGGTTGAAGGGGAGTTACCAAGAGATTAGAAAACGTTACGTTTCTTAACCAATCGATGTATTTATAATACTACGGTTTTCCACCCTTGTCAAGCCCCCTTGAGACCCCAACGCATAAATAAGATAAATAGAAACCTTTTTGTGTTCGTGTAATGGCAAACCGTTTTCCTCTCATTGTCAATCCTGACACTAAAGAGATTCAAGAAATTTCTCAAAGCGATAACCTAGACCTTACAGGTAATGGTGTATATGCTGGTGGATCTCTCGGTCAGAATGGACAAGTCCTAACAACTAATGGCACTAGCGTCGAGTGGCGCACTGTAACTGGTGGCGGTGGAGGTGGTGGCGGTATTGACTCTGACACTACCTACATTGTTGAAACTGAAGAGCAAGCAGATGGTGCTTCTCTAAATCTAGTTGCTGGTGGTAGTGGTGTTGGCACTATCAGAATTAAATTCCAAGACAGTAACCAACTGCAATTTGATACTGTAGACAGTCTTACAATTGCTCCTACTATCAAAGCGGGAAGTATTGAAAACTCCCAACTATTGAATAACAAATTCATATTCAGAATTAATGGTCTTGATACCAACTATGAATTAGGAAGCACAGTTATCATTCCACAGTATGGTGATGTTTTTGCTACTGCTTCTCAAGCAATCAGTAATAAAACATTTACTGACTGCACAATGTCACTGGCACCAAGCACAGGAAATAGCATTGTAAGTATTCCCAACTCAGCCTTAATTAATAAAGGTCTCAATATCAATGGAAATTTCTATGAGTTAGGAGATTCTGTAACCATTATTGGTGGCGGTGGAGGAGATACAAATACAACCTACACCTTGTCAACCGTAGATTGGGCAGACTCACAAGGAGTCAACAGACCAGAAGCAAAAGCAATCCGTTTAAATGGTAGTGACGGTGCAACATCAAACTCTGTATTAGTTGCTGGAGATAGAATGTCTATCTCTAGAGATGCTACAACTGGAGAGATTACATTCAATGCAACTGAAATTAATACCGACACTAATACTACTTACAATATTTCCTCCACCTCATTGAATGCTGGCAATACTGTCGTTGGTGCAAAATTAAATCTTAATAGCAGTAGTGGCTCCCCTGATATTGTTAATTTCAGAGGTTACAATGGTGTAAGTGTATCTTCTGTCAGCGATAGTGATATCAACTTCACAATTGCTCAAGATATATCTACAACTTCTGACGTTACCTTCAATAAC